CGGCGCGGTAATTCGGGTAGAGCTTGGTCAGCTCGTCCACCTCGGTGGGCGTCCAGTACGCGCGCTTCACGTTCCCTCCCCCGCCCGATGCGCACAACCCAAGCACTCCGGATCGGCGCCATGCTGTTTGCTGTACTGACACGTAGCGGTGTCGAACGCCGACCCGATATCGACATACAGCGGCACTCGCTGCGGAGCGCCGCGACCGTCACGGAAGGTGTCGCTCCAGCCGGACTGCGCTACATAGGTGCTTGCTGGAGTCGGGCGTGGCTTGTTGTGGCAGGTGTAGATGCTCATGGTTGAACTCCCATCAGCGCCGATATCCACGTCTGAGGACCAGCCTTGATATGGTTCTTGACCAACTTGTCCTGCTGGTAACGGGTGCGGCGCTGGGCGTTTCTGGCCTTACGGTATTCCTTGTCCTTGTGGGCGCGCGCATGTCGCTCCTTGCTCGTCTCCCGAGCTGGCTTCGGCGCATCAGGCTCATTGCCAACCGCGTAGACTGGCGCCCAATCACCGCCATAGGTGCTATTCGGGTTCGTCTCTCGAGGATGACGCCAGGTTAGGATGTAGATCTGCCGATTCGCGCCTTTCCGCATCTGGCCGACGTATCGGCCTGCCGTCTCGTACACGGTGTGCATCAGCGGAGCAAGCTGGCGGATCGTGCGCGGCTGCTCTTTGAGAAGCCTGAGTACCTGCGCGCGTCGCTGTGCTGCGCTGATCTTTGGCGTCGGACGATCCAGTGGCACGTATTCGACGTCGGCACGGTCCCCAACGGCCCAGATCTTGGCGGGCGATCCGTTACGCTTCTCGTGGCTGCAGATAAATACCCTGCGCTCTGCACGCATACGCTTGAGGTAAAGCGCGATTCCAGATGGACACTTACCAAGCGCCGAGGCCAACTGCTCGACGGTTTTAGGGGCGACGAACAGGCTGGCGATAATTCGCTCCTCCTGCAGCTTCCCTTTCGTGCGGTGCTTGTCTCCGGCCATTTCGGTCTCCTATCAAAGAAATTTCGACAGCCCATTACCCGGCTTGCGCCTGTCATCCGGCGCCCTCTGGACCCACCGGGCGCAGTTCTCGAAGCGGGTGAATTCGCCCAGGTAGGTCAGCGCGACCGTGCCGGGCTCGCCCTGGCGCACCTTTGGGAAATTGACTTCGCACAGGCCTTTGTCGAGTGAATCGGGGTTGTAGCGCTCGTCCCGGTACGGGAACATGATCACGTCGGCGTCCTGCTCGATCGCGCCGGAGTCGCGCAGGTCGGACATCATCGGGCGCTTGTTTGGGCGCTCCTCGACCTTCCGGTTCAGCTGCGACAACAGGAAGATGCCGATTTCCAGATCTATCGCCAATGATTTCAGGCCCCGCGTAATGCCCTCGATCTGTGCGTTGCGGTTGTCGCCGTCGCCTTCCATGAGCTGCAGGTAGTCGATTATCAGGATGTCGAGGCCGCGCTTACGCTTGATGCCCTTGGCCTTCATGCGAACGTCCAGCAGTCTCATGCCGCCCTGATGGTGGAGGTACAACTTGAGTTCATCGATTCGGATGGTCGCGTGCGTGAGGTTCGCCCAGTCCTGCTCCTCCATCCGCTCCGGCTCCATAATGCGATCCAGCGGAATGCGGCCGATGGATGCCAGATTGCGGTCGTGCAGTTCCGAGCGCCTCATCTCCATCGACAGGAACAGGACCGAGTACTCGCGCGCCATGTTGGTTGCGATGTTCATCGCCAGCGCCGTCTTGCCCATCGAAGGGCGGCCAGCCAGGACGATCAAGTTCCCGCCGCGAACACCGCCATTCAGCTTCTTGTCGATGTCGTCAAAGCCGGTGGGCATGGCCTTCGTGCCGCCCTCGTACCGGCTTTCGATCTCGCTGATGTGGGCGACCATGTCGTCGCCGGCGCGCACCGGTTCATCCGACACGCGGGACTCGGCCAGTCTCTCCAGGCGAGAACCTGCGGAGTCGAGAAGTTGAACCGCGTCGGCGGGCGAATTCGCCGCTTCATCTGCTACCTCACGCCCAAGCAGCATCAGGCCGCGCTTGACCGCTTTGTCGCGCACGATCCCGGCGTAGCGCCCGATGCTGGCCGACGAGGGCGTGTTCTGCGCCATCTGGTTCAGGTACTTGCCCGGCTCGCTGATCTTGCCATCGAGCGCGACCATCAGCGAGATGACATCGCAGGACCGGCCGGCACCCAGGTTGCTCATCAACTCGGTGAAGATCACCTGGTGGTCGCTCAGGTAGAAGTGCTCGGCGCGCAGGTCGCCGATCCGGTCAACCGCATCGTTGTCGCGCAGGAGTGCACCGATCACGCTCTGCTCCGCTTCGATGCTGTGCGGCGGTGGTTTGATGTCGATCATGATTCCTCCGGAAATTCGGCTTGCTTGGGATAGCTCCGCCCGTGACCGTGGAATTCGGCGAACCGCGCTGCGCCCTCCTTCTCATAGGCCAGTTGCTCGATCGGTAGCAGCTCACGCCCTCCGTAAGCAGCGTCGAATTCAGCGTCCGTCATTTCACTGAGGGATTTCTCGTTGTCGCTCACGCTGCCTCCGCTACGGTTTGGGCCTGCTTGCCCTGAGTGGTCAGGAAGTACTCGCCGTCAGCGTTGATCGCCCACAGCTTGAGGTAGCCCTTCTCGACGTAGTTGCGGAAGGTCTGCGGCCAGTTCGTTTGCAGGTTCGATTCCTTGACGCCGCCGGGGCCAAACTGACGGCAGAACTCAACCCACGCCAGGGCGACAAAGTCGTCCGGCAGCTTGGCGGTGCGGGTGTAGTTCCACAATGGCTCGTAGTCTCGGATCGGTCGTATGCCCTTGGCTTTGCAGTCGTCAAGGAAGGTCTTCAAGGCGACGCCTCGGTCTTTCTTCTTCCGACCTTCGACCACGGAGAGCCCCCCAACGGGGGGTTTGGGGGGTTCTTCTTCTGGTAATGGTTCTTGGTTATTGGTTGGGACCTGATCCGCATCTGATTTCAGATCAGACTTCACATCTGATTTCACATCGCTCTTAGATCCATCGTCAGTCTGCTTCGGAGTCCACCGCGCTTTGTTGGCGGATTTCGCGCGTTCAGCCTTCGCCCTGTAGGCCTCGATCTCACGTTCGCAACGTGCGCTGGTATGACCCGCATCTGATTTCACAAAGAACTCAGAGAGCACATCGGTCACCTCTTGCATGTAGTCGCGCATCCCGATCAGGCGCGCAACCTTGGCAGGATCGGACGGCAGCGGCGCTTCGGAGGTGTAGTACAGGTCCAGCATCCGGCGATAGGCCAGATCTTCCATCAGGCTCAGGTGACGCGTATGGGCAGCATAGTCGCCCAGGTGGAAGGGATAAAAATTCATGGTTCGCTCCCTTGCGGCTCGGAGCGCAGGTCGTTAGAAATAGTGTTGGCCTTGCGGTTGATGGCTTCGCGACGATCGGCAACCTGCAATTCGTTCAGGCGATCGCATTCGAACCTGGCGATTGCTTCGCTCGTAGCGCAGCCGGCCAGCGTGAAGACTTGCGGGGCGCCAGGCGTCGGATAGCCGACCAGGTAATGGCCGCTCTCGGTCGGGCCTTTGACTTGGTAGGTCAGCACATCAGCCCCTTGGCGCGCAGGATCGCGTGGGTACGTTCGCGCGCATAAGCAAAGAGGGCCACGAGATCGTCCATCGACATGCCATCGGGGCGCTTGGCGCGACCGTCGAGGACATCGTGGCAGGAGGAGCAGCCGAAGCAGGCGGCATGATCTGGCGCCTTCAGGCCCATACCCTTGCCGTCTGCGAGCTGATTGGAGTGGCAGAGAACCGTGGTGGCCGGGTCACCGTTGCAGATGCCGAGAATCTGCAGCTGGCAGTCCTGGTTGCGTGCGGCGCGGCGGATCGGCGTCATCTTCGGGCCGCGCGACTTCAAGCCAGTAGCCCTTTTGGTGACAGGTTCCTTGGCGCCACGCAGGCGCAGGAAGCCGGTACGCTTGAGGGGGGTGGTGCGCATCATGGCTGCCCCGCGATGCCGAAGGCGTTCGTGAGCACGTCCCACGGAGAAGCTGTGCATTTCTTGACAACTGCGACAGGCTGGGTGCGTTCAGCGATTTCGTAGCCGTTCCTGATTTCCCAGATTCCCGGTCGAGCGGGAACTTGCACGGCCTGGATGCACTGCTCGCGAAGCAGCCGGCGGACGTGCGACGCAACCGAGCTGCGCTTCCTGTTGGTGACTTGTGCAATCTCGAAGATGGTGATGCGAGGCTTGCGCTTGATCGCAGACAGAACCTTGTTACGGTCTTTGGCAGTATCCGGCTTCATGGCAACTTCCCCCGATAGGTATCGACCACTTCGTTGAACTTCATCGTCGCGTGGTAGTGCCGCCTCTTCGCGGCGCCCACCGTGCCCACCGGGGCATCGCGGACTGCTATCTCGGTCATTCGGACTTGCATTGCCCAGAAAATCACTTTCTCTTTCAGGTCATTCACTGTTGGTACTCGAGCCGAGTTGTCCATATGTCCCCTGTCTCGCCGCAAGTGGCGACCCACCTTGGCAGTGGGTCCACCCGAATGTTCACTTCTTGTTTTGCGCGTCGTGTTCCCTACCTCGCCCAGGTGTAAGAGTCGGGACCGTCAAATCCTCGGCCTGACCGGCGTGGTGCCGAAGTTCCACCTCGAGTTCGCGGCTGGCTGTGCCCACTTTGTGGCCTGATTGGGCCGTTTCTCTTTCGTCGCACTTTCGATAGACTGGCGTTGTCGTATCCAATCCAACGCCAAATCGCGAAGGAGCTTGCTGTGTGAAACATCTGCTTCGTTACAGGCCTCGCTCAGCGCTCGGTGCTCCTCGTCGCTCATGCGGGTCTTTACTTCGATATGTCTCGGGTTCTTCATCACTTCTCCTATGAACCGTGTTGCAGGATGTTGGTGACTGAACTGCGGTTGCTGCCTACCCTATGGATCGTGTTTCAGGGCCCTTCGACTACGGTTGTTGCTTGTGCCTCTACGTCGGCGCAGTTCTTCGCCTGCGTCGCCTCATCACCGATTGGTGAAGCGACTTGATGGCGATCAAAGTGCTCGCCTTGCAATCTGGCTGACCATGCAGAATCCGGTTTACAGTTGGCTGCGTGGTCCCAAGTTCGTGAGCGATCCTTGCCTGGCTCCAGCCGGACTGATCGCTGATCTCCCTCAGGAGGGTCGGTATGTCTTTGTCCATGAACACAGTCTATACGCGAATGGATAGGCCTGTCAATATGCGAATGAATAGAAATTTGCGCGAACCATATACGCACGTGGATAATCGCGCGATGAATATTTCAACAGTGTCAAGCAGACTAGACGAGGCGATGACGAAGGCCGGCTTTTCCCAGAGCGGCCTGGCGCGTGCGTCTGGCGTGCCTCAGCCTACGATCAACCGCATCCTCAAGGGCCCGAACAAGCGCGGGCCAGAGACGGATACGCTGCGAAAGCTGGCGCAGGCCTGCAATGTGTCGTTCGACTGGTTGAATGAAGGGATTGGTCAGCCTGCGCGAAGTGGGCCGGCAAGGGTGGCGGAGCTTCCTACGGCGCAGCAAGTTCAGCCGCCGCAGGAGTCCTGGCTGCATCGTGTGAACGCGGACGAGGCTTTACTACTGGAGCTCTATCGCAGCCTCAGCAAGCCCAAGCAAGCAGCTGCAGTAGGCTATATGAAGATCGCGGCCGGCAAGAATGCAGCAAAGAGTGACGTATCAACTACCGGTCCTGATCAAGCGGAGCACGGGGCGCAGCGGAAATAGTTCGGTATAGAGCTTGGACAGCTCGAGCAACTCCTCCCGCGCTTCGGGAGTCATCACCCGTAGGTTTTGCAGCAGCGCCGTCTCCAGCTGGTCGGGCTTATCGGCTTCGCGATTGTTCGTCATACGACACCTGCTCGGTTATAGTGTTTTGTAACTATACGTTTCGTTCTACAAGGCAATCAGAAAGAAAGGCAGGTTATTACCCTTCAA